CAGGAGGGTACCCCTTCAGCGTATGCTCTCTATACAAATCATACAGCCCTCGCCTACAGGCAAGAGCTGTATTCAATATCATCATTGCCAATCTTATTTGCTCTTATGAGATTTGGTCTTTGAATGCAGGCACCCAAGACCTGCGCTCAATCCCTTGTCTATTTGGCTAAGTTTATCAATCTGCTTCTGATGCCAGTTTCTACATTGACCATAGAACTCACATTTAGGCGTGCAAAATGAAAGACCAAAGTTACGGTTATAGCAATAGTAGTCCATGATTACCTACAATTCATCATTCGCATGATTTCACGAAACCATGACTTGAGTTTGATAGATTCGTAACGGATGGCTCCGTTGTTATAAGCGTCCATGATATGCTTGAAAGAGTTCATTTGTTTAGCATGTTTGATAAGCATAACATTAGGCTTGTGGTCATCAGTGGTTGCGGAGAACTTGTTTGGACATTGAAGGTCTACGTTGTTACTGATATAATATATCCAGTCAAGCGGGTCATACCAGATTCCAATCCATGCACCGTTGTATCTGATGGACATGCGGTATTCACAGTCCTTGGTTTTCTTTTTGATGAAGTCGGTATCGTCTTCGAGCCATTCATTGTCAATAGCGTAACTTGCGTATTCAGTACCATTGATAAGTTGACCGAAACGAGAGGCGTGTTTATCTTTCTGTAATTCAGGAACGCTAACGTCTTGTACAAGGATATCTTTAGTATCACCGAACTTCTTAAACTGTCCTTCGTATGGGCGTTCCAAACGGAAGTATTCAAAGTAGGGATTGGTCTGCGTAACGGCATTTCCAAGAAAGAATACCTTGACGATTGGATGGTCTGTACCTGGGCGGGCGATAGTCTCATACAGCTCAAGGAACTTAGTGACTTCATCGTTTAGATAGGAGGAGCGCTTGATTGCGATGAACTCATCGAAGATAATCATCTGTACATCAGGGAAAGAGTCCGACTTCTGCGTGAAGGCAGCGGACAGCTGCACAGCATAGCCGCACACTTCACCATCGCAGTACATCGTATTGGACTCGGCTTTCAGGATATGGTTTGGAAACTCCTTCTGTACGGCAGCGAACAATCGTCCTCCGCGCGAGATAGTAAGTTTCTTTAGCTCATTTTCCTGACGGCGAACGTAGACGAACTGCCAGTTTCGCCCAATGCGCTTTTCCTTCAGATGCTTCTCGATTGCGTACTTGAGGCATCCATAGGTCTTGCCGCCACCACGGAGAGAGATGATGAAGTTGAATAGGCAGTTATGACTCAGCGTGTTTTTGATATTCCAGAACTTATCAGCCCTTGTAGCGCAAGATTCCATCCCAGCCCCTTCCGTAGTTATTCGTTGAGTGCGTCTGTACGCACGCGGGCGTGGAGCCGCAATTCACGTCCTGATTGTTGCCGATGTACATCTGCGTGTGCAGCGATTCATTTACCATGATATCGCCTCGTTGCAGTTGGCTAGCGGCAAACGAGCGACCCGCAATCCATTCCCATCCCGCAGCTGTGAAGCCAGCGCGCATGTTGCCCGTGTATGTAGCGTTGATATCGATGCCCGCAGCGTAGAACCCCGTGATGATGAATGACGAGCAGTCGTAACTCATACCGTTGACGTTCTTGAGGTTTCTGTTCGTCTGGCTGTAGGTGATGTAGTTGTTCGATGCCTTGTCGATGCACCATTTTACAGCCGCCTCCACCTTCTCATTCGAGGCCGTGCCTCCAGCGCCGTGCGTAAGCGCATCCACGATGCCTTTTATACCATTCAGCAGTTTCTGTAAGATACCCTGATTCCTGTTGAGCTGGTTGACGGCGAAGTTGAGGTTCGGGGTAGTCCCGTTGAATGCGTAGGCCATCAGTAGTCCTTCCCGTCCCACCGTAGCGGCGATGTACCCTGCTGGAAGTTGTTCCCGATATCGGAGTTGTAGTATCGGTCGCATACGTTGAAGGATGCACCGTTGGTATACAGCAGCCCCGCTACCACATCCTCATTAAGCTTAATTTCTCCTTCGGGTCTGATAATTAGTTGCTTGAGTGAGGTATCGAGATATATCGGCAGGCAAATCTCGTCAAGAGGCCGCATGGAAGTCGGCAGCGTGGCGATAGCCGTGTTAGCCTCGTATCCGTTCAGGTGCATGTTGCCCATCAGCTGCACGGTGCAGTCCAGCGTGAGGATGCAGCAGGGGTTGTCGCACTGAACATCGTTGGACAGCGTCAGGGCCTGCAGGTCGCCGAGCTTATTGTACGGCATAGGTTCCTCCTTAAAATAGGATGCCCTCCCAAGGTCATCGACAGTGGGAGGGCGAGAAGGGTGGCATTCAGACAAGGGGTTCACAGAGCTTGCTATTCTCCTGTAGACCTCCGCACGTTTCACCGTGAGCAATCGGATAAGTCAGCGAGCCTTTACTTCTCTGGTGCCGTCTCCGATTCTACCGCATTCGGCTCCTCGGGGTCAACATCGATATTGAACATCATGAGAATCTTTGCGAACGGCAGCTCAGGGTTAATCTTGCAGATATTCTCAAGGATGGACACCAACTCCATCCATGCGATATATGCGGCAACGAGGTATGCGATATCGGGGGAGATACCCAATCCATCGAACGGGGGCATTGCAAGAATCTCGTTGGCGATGATGCCGATGAGGAGGAACATGGCCTCACCGATTTTGTTGTACATGCCCTCGCGAGCGATGGACGAGCACAGTTCCTTGTTTCGCATTGCGGCAACCGTGCCGCACACGATATCCATGATGATGAGGATACCGCACACGATGCTTACGTTAATCATTTCATTTCCTCTCGATTGTAATCTTGTAGTTCTCGTTCTCTAGTGTTTCTGTAGAAGCGCCAGCGCTACCATTCCAACCATTCCCCCCAGTGACGCCGCCACTAAATGACTTAGAATCAGCATATCTCAACCAACTTTCATTATCCCCGTAATACACGGAACAGTCCAAGTTATACCCGTATCCCGATAGCCGCCCATCGCTACAGAACTGCCACGCCACCACGTTGCCGTCAGCATTGGGACAGTTCCATGAGGCCGCCTGCGCAAACGTGGGGTGCGTGACATTGGGATACGATGCCACCCATCTGGCGCAGTTCGGCTCCACACTTCCTTGATTGAATCGCCATGGGTTAGCATATATCCAGCACCAGATTCCCGTGAGGCTGTGGAACTGCCTCACGAACTGATTCACCCAATCCACCGATTGCTCAAATATGCACTTACCGTTTCTGTACACGCCTTCCCAGTCAAGTACGGGAATACCGTCATGGAGGTATCCCAGCACGTTGCGGTAGAAGAATGCCGCTTCGGCGAGAGGGTCACCACTTCCCGCGAAGTGGTAGAAACCTCGCAGGAGGTTGGCGTTCTTCGCCTGCTGATAGTGCCTGTCGCAATACGGGTTCACGTAGGACGTTCCTTCTGTCGCCTTCACGATAACACCCTGAATGGAGTCCGACACAGCCACCAAGTTCAGGTCGGCTTGGTGGCTGCTAATATCGATAAAGTTAAGCATAAATCGGGGACTTAAATGAAGTATTTGTGGATAATGAATTGAGCGCAGTAATATAATTACCATCCGTATCACTGGTTAAGACAACTGCACCATTGATAGATGTACCTAATAGCGAGTTAACTACCTTTACTTGCATGTCACCAAAGGATATTTTTGTGGCAGTTTTAAATATAGTATTTAGAACAGCGCCATGCGGAGTATAGATGATAGAACATAATGCCTCATCGTCATTTTTGATTATATAGTCATCTTCCCTCACATCTGTTTGAGACCCTAGCATTCGCCCTGCAATGTATCCTGTTCCAGCGGTATTTGTCGGGTGCAATTTATCAGCTTTATAAAGAGTAGGCGCAAACATGAGAGAACCCAAGTCCACATATCTATAGCCACGATTAAATGCAAATGACTTGAAATAATTTACATGAGGCATGTATTTTGACTGGCTATGGCAGGGAAAATTAAATGAAAACGATATTAATGCTTTAGGGAAAGCATTACGTACCCTTGTAAGTTGTTGCGCTAGTGTAGTTAAAATTTCACTATCTGTTTTATTGTGGGTAATATCATTAACACCCATCAGTACGAAAATGTATTTTACCCTTTCTGAAACACGGTTTAACTCGCTGATAGATTCATCCACTTCAGTAGCCAAAGTTTTAATGGTGGTTTCGCCGATATCGGTGATGGTTGCGCCAGATTTTGAGTAGTTCTTTCTAATACATCCCAGCTGCTTTGCGACAAGGTTTGTCCAATTGCTTTCCGATTCAGTGAAGTCGCTCCAACTGTCACCGTAAATAATAACGATGGGAGAGTTGATATCGTTAATGGCATTTGAGTTTTTCAAAATATCTTGAGAGTTTTTCAAAATATCTTGAGAGTTTTTCAAAATACCCTGTGAGTTTTGAGAGACTTTTTCATTAAGTTCGGCAACTTCCCTACGGTACATCTCCACCTGTGCATCGAGGTCGGCGGTACGTAACCAGTAGAACTCGTTGGTAAGTTCGATATTCTGCGGGACTGGGCGCTTGGATGCATACGAGGCATGGGTGGCGTCATCCCACACCACGGTAAGGGAGTCGTACGTGGATGCCCTGTTCCATTGGATTGGGTCGGCGAACGACAGCACGGCCTTGAGTCCCTTGTAGGTGATGCCGTTGGGCATCTTGGACACATCGAACGTCACCGTGTCGCGGATGGTGGTCGTGGTTTCGGCAAGGGCGGTATCGCTCTTGACCTTCATGGTCTTGGTCTGGATTGCCATAAGTTTTCCTCCTAGTAGGAAAGTAGAAGTCTGCCGTAGTCGGGTGAATCGGGGTCAGCCACCATGTCGAAGGTGAGGAATCGCCAGCTTGTAGGGATGTACGCAACGAAATGCCCGTCATCGCTCAGGCCGAACCAGACGAATTTGACAATCTCGCCCACAACGTTGATGAGGTTCTTCGCGAGCCAGTTGCTCAGGGCCGTGATGTACAGCGATGCGTACTCACCGTTCTTGACCTTCTCGAACTCGGACGTGATGAGCGCAACGTCCTCCTTGAGCTGTGCGATATCCCGCGTGTTGGTGCCGACATATCCCGCAAGCTCGTTGTTCGAGGCGATTACCTCGTTGAGCTTCTTGACCACCTTTGCGACAAGCTCGTAGTACGACAGCGAGTCATCGAACACGGCGGGCAGCACCAGTTGGCACCAGTACTGCAACCGCTGCACCGTGGCCGCGGATGTTTCGTCCATATCCTCCTCCTTTACCATAGCCCCATGAACAGCGTGGATAGGCTGTCCACAATCTCAAGGTCGATATTAAGCAAAGTCTTTCGATATGTCAACAGCAACTCGGACTGATTCGTGTCGTAGCCTTTCTGGTTATGCACTTTGGTGCCATCGAAGTCACCCGTGTAGGCATCGGTCGATGAACCGCTCGTCTCGTTCCTAGCGGACGCGCCGTTCTCGGTCGTGCCGTGGTCGAGGGTGACGTTGGTTGCATAGTCCATCGCCTCTATCGCGCCCGTGTCAAGTCCGTTCATCGGCGTGTCCTGAAACACGTTTCGGTCATCCGAGGTGCTCTGCGAGGTGGACGCGGTGTCGGTGGCGCGGGTGTCCGACTTGCTGTGCGAGGTTGCCTCGTCCCTCGTCCACTTCTCGGTATAGTCGATGTTCTTGGACAGCATGGGTTCCGTCACCAAGGACTCGCTCTCGAACAGCTTGTTGTAGTACGGCATAATCTCGTACATCTTCCTGCGCATGTTCCACGCGAACTGCCCGAGCGTCTCGAAGCCTATCTCGCGCATGTAGTATCGCCTGATGATTTTGCCATTCAGGATGCTACGGTGTGCGGCATCGTAGATGGGGTAGTCATCGAGTCCGATGATGGAGTATATATAAGGCCAGTTTTCCTCGATATGCGACAGGCCGAGGTCATCTAGGCGCTGCTCGATGGGGAACCGCAGCATGGTGGTGTACTTACTCATAGTCATCTCCAGGAACGTTGGAGGCCTGCATGCCCGAGGTTTCGAGCATCGCGCTGCCGGTGGCACCGGTTCGGATGTACGTACCCGAGCGGAAGTTCACCTTCACGTCAAGGCCGAACAGCCTGTTAATCTCATCGCAAGCCTGCTTGCGGGCGTTGAGGCGAGTGAAGCGCTCGGCCTCCACGTCACCCATGTTGTTCACGACCTCGTCTGAGATAAGGCGTTCCTTCTTATCCGTGTTGACGTTCTCGATACCTAGGTACGTAAGCGCCTCATTCCACAGCTGGTGCTTGTACGTCTGCAACTCGTTGGCCACGTACGGGGTCGTGATATCGAACACCTGAAATGCGTCCAAATCGAAATTCTTGTCTCCATGCACCCAGGGACGGCCCTCATCGACTTCCTTCGCCGCATTCAGGTACGTGAGGCGCTGGTCTTCCGAGCAGCGGATGATGCGCGCGGTGCGCTGCTGCATGCAGTTGATATCGATGGTGCGCTGGGTCTCGGCTAGACGGTACGCGTACTGCCACAGCGTGAGCCACATCGGCACGCGGAGGTAGTTCTGGTAGATGATTACCGAGTTGTCCTCCGTGCATTCGTAGTTGAAACCGTTGACGGCATAGGCTCGGCGGTCGCGCGGGTACTCATAGATATCCCATTGACCCTGAATCATCATGGGCAGCACGGCATAGCCCTCGGGCGCGCGCCTGCGCTCATCGGACTTAAGGGCCTCATCGTAGAAGAAGCCCACGAAACCGTCACGCAGGAGCCAGAACTCAAGCATGCGCTCGTCCACGCCCTCTGGCAGGTTGTCCCATTTGAAGACGCTGATGGCGAGGTTCATGAGACGCCACATGAACATGGTGGCGGTGTCCTGATTGTTGATGAACGTCATGGCGTTCTGCGCCCTGGAGCCGTTCTGCATGATTGACGGAACCATGCCCGAGGGCGTGAAGAAACCTGTATACATAATCCTCCTATCCCAAGGCGTTCGATTGAGAGTAGTCACCGAAGTTAGCCGTATTATGCCAGAACGTGATGCCGCCGTCAAATGCCCTGCGGATAACATCCAGTGCATCGGCGGGCGTGCCGCGCCCACGAGTGAACGGGGCGGTAGCGCCTGCTCCGATGTTGAGCGAGCGCGGTGCCGCGCCGCCCGTCTTCACGTAGTTCCACGAGGGGCGCGAGGTGATGTTCACGGCCTCTATGCGCTCCACGGCATATCCCCAGCGGTCGAAGAACTGGTCAATCTGCTGGGCGACCTCGGCCTTTACGCAGATGCGGTTGATGAAAAGACCCTGTGCGCCAGTCGAGAAAAGCGTCTCCCCGCTAACTTGACCCCTCGTGGTTGTCGGCTGCTTGGAGGCATTCACCATACCCGCGACTCCGCCCGCACCCGCCGCACCCGCACGTTTCAGCGTCTTGGAACCTTTGCCGACATTGCTCATCTGGCCCGCCACTTTTGCCGCCAAGTCCGCCTTGTCCACATGGGCGAAACCCTCCATGGCCCCAAGTCCCTCAAGTTCTGCCGATGCCGCGCCCAGAGTGGTACCGCCGGATATGCCCGCAAGGGCAACTCCCGCGACAGTGAGGGCAATCGTACCGGAGTTCTGGGCCACCCAATTCTGAAACGCATTGTTAGTCCATGACCCCATGGCACCGGCCTTGACAACGATTCCATCATCGTAATCCAGAGCGATACCCTTGTAATTATATGGGAACGCGAAAGCCTGACAGAGCGGATTGAGCGCATACTTGACTCGAACATTTGTAGTCTCGTTCATAAGCTCATAGCGCAGCTGCACACGTTGGCCCTGACCGTCTCCCATTTCGGCAAACGAATAGGGATAATAGTGAAGTTTTGCATTTCGAGGAGTATACCCATCAAGCGTGTTCTTATTGGCGGGAATGGACAAATCAGTTTGCGAGGAAAGCTCGATGTCCGTACCGCCTTGCGTAACGACGCGACCGCCGCTACCGCAGAGCGAAGCAGCGAAAGAGGGCACGGTGAAAATGGCAACTATACTCTCGACCGAGCCAGCTAACGTAAGTTCGTTAAGAAACGCCTCCATGTCTTCAGACCCGCCAGCGCTGGTTTGAACGGGGAAGTAATATAGCGCACATCCACAGGCAATACCCTTGTTGAATGTCATGGCAATAGGTTTGGCATAGTATCCCTGCGGATTGAGAATATCTTCAATAAGATTGTCGTTTTTCTCAGGTTTGGCAGAGGTCATCACGATAAAGCCGCCGACTCCGAACGTCTTTCTGGAAACGCCGTCACCCACATATATAAGTGGAAATGAAGGCTCCTCGCTGAGCATGTACTTGCTGTCCTCGCTGGGAGTGGTCTCGCGCTCGATGAAGCATGCGGGAATCTGCCAGTCGGTACCGTAGAGGTATGTCTGGAAAACGTCCGTGTCCAGCGTAATCTCAGAGGTGTGGTCGTTGATGTACTTCACGCCGCTCACGAAACAGTAGATGTATCCGTCTGTCAACGACTCGTTGCGGTACATGCAGTAGTTGCAGTGGTATAGCCTGTCCGCCTCGATTGCCACCTTGAGCCTGCGGTTGCGCCCGATGTACGTGTAGTTGTCGCTCGATAGCGTCATGCGCGCGGCGATATCCCTGTACTGCTCTTCCAGAGAGGTGTACAGGCGCACGTTGGAATAACCGCCGTCCCACGGCACGGAGCCGAACAGAACCTTTCCCGATGGCGTGTAGTTGGGAAGTGCCATCTATCCTCCTAATAGAAAAGGGCCGCTCCCGCGAGATACGGGAACGGCCTTACGTGCAGTAACTATATATTACTGCGCTGCGGTGACGGTAATCTGGGCGGTACCCGTCTGACCGTCCTTCGCCATAGCCGTGACGGTGAGAACGTTTCCTTCTTCCTCATCGCGTGCGACACGCAGGACACCCGAGGTGCCATCGATATGGGTGCCAGAGGACAAGGCCTGCGTCCCCTTGACAGACCACTCGACCGTCTTCTCGAAGAGGCCCGTGCCCGCGACCTCCGCCGTCATGACGATGGAGGTGCCCTGAGCCACGTTCGCCATAGCGGGGGATACGGTGACCGCCGTGACCTCGGACACCTGCGAGGTGAACAGGACGGCGTTGGCGAACGGGGACACGGAGAAGGTCTTCCAGACATGGAAGAAATACTGCCAGTACAGGCCCTCGCCGTTGTAGTTCTCCGTGAACTGCTCGAAGTTGTCGAAGCACATGAACCAGTCCTTGGCGAGCTTTACGGCGCTAATCAACTGGAGCGCCTTCTTCTCCTCGTCCGTGAACGGCTTGTACGTGTCATCGTTTGCGAACAGCTCCGCTAGTCGCGCCTCGTCATCGGCATCGAACTCGAAGGAGTCCACGGCGATGCGCTTGGAGATGTAGTCCACCTCGGAGAGGTTGAACGCAGCCGCGAGGACCTTCACGCCCAAGGTTGCCTCGGCCTCGTTGGGCACGATGATAACTTGGTCGGCGATGGGTGTGGAGTTGCGCACGCCAGCTCGGTTGTACAGCGTCTTGAGGAACTCAAGGTTGTTGGTGTACTGACGGTACTTGGTGATTGCATCATCGGGGTCGGCACCGTCACCCGAGATGGGCTTGGTGACCACCGTGTAGATACCGCCATTGATGGCCTCACGGGCGAGCATGTACTTCTTGGTGAGGAACGCGTCCAGATTCATAGCGGTGTACAGGGAGTCCACGATACGCGCGATGAGCTCGTTCATGTCGTAGTAGGACAGGAACGCCTGACGCAGCTGGTCGTTGGAGATGGTGACCTTGTAGAACTTCTGGTAGTTCATCGAGTGGAACGCCGCGCGCACATCGGGAATCTCGCGCTTGAAGACCTGAGTCTCAGCCTTGGCGGGGTCATACGAATGGGGCTTGGCGATGTTGACGAAAATCTCCTCGATGGTCTCGCCGTAATCCATCTTGCCCATGTCGAAGACCGCCCACTTGTCCCTCCACATGCGCGAGGTGACGATTACGCGGGCGATACGGTTGACCAGCGCGGTGAGGTAGGCGTTCTGGTACGCCTCGTACTGCATGATGTACTGGCCGATGTTGTGGAGCGAGCGGTTGTCATCGGGGATGCGTACGTGGTTCACGTTAAGCATCGGCACGCACCTCCTCCACGAGGCCTTTATCGATAAGGCCCTGACGGAGCGTGGGATTGTCGTTAACGATGGACTCGACAACGTCATGCGAGAACTTGGGGTCGTCCTTGAACTTGTCAAAAGCCTGCATCACTTCCGGGGTGGGTTTAGTTGGCATTGTACTTGTTCCTTCCTGCAAATAGCGTATCGAACGTGGAGGGCCTGTCCTCCTCCTTGACCTCCTGCGCCTGCACCTGCTTGGCATGCTGCGCCGAGGACAGGAAAGCGTTTGCGAACTTGGTCTTGGCTGCATCCAGCTCCCTCGCCAAGTTATCGCGCTCGGTCGCAAGCTCCGTATTCTCGGTCTGCGCCTGCTCCAGCTGCGCGATCACTCCGTTATAATCCTCCTCGGAGTAAACGGTTGCCTCCTCCATGCCATCGGGCACCTCGTCCATGTAGACGTAAGGCATGATGAACCTCCTTTCTTCACCTCTAGAATATATTAGCTCCTGCGGGCGGTGTCAACAGATTTATCTAGAATGTCGGCGCCGTGCTCCTGTAGGACGATGAGGGCATCGATGTTGCTGCGCACGTCTGGGAACATCTCGCGTACCTGAGCGAAGGTGTACGAGAAGAACGCATAGGTGCCGTCAACCTGCTGGGAGATAACATCGTACTCGTAAGTGTCCTCGGTGGCTACCATGCGGACGTAATACTCACTCATCCTCTGGGCACCTTCTTCAACGGAGCGAATGTAACCTCGACTATCTGGCACTTGTACTTGGCAAACGTTCCTATAGCGTTCCATGCCCTTTTGGCATCCCCGAGATTATGGAAGAGATGGGCACACTCAAAAAATCTATTAAACACGCAACATGGCGCGTCAGTGTAATATTTAATCATACCATCCTGTTTAGTTATGATTACATAGTTTTCCATAACTACTCCTCAATGTCCCAAACCGCGAAATCTCTGAACGGATATCTAACTTGCAGCTCATGCAGCAAACGCCGAACCTCGTTCTCGCTGTCGATAATCAGAGCCTCATCGGGATTGGCGGTAAACCAAGCCATTATGCTATCATCAACTTGCGAATATGCCGTAGCATGAACGAACTTATATGCCGCACAGAAACGGGAAGGCAGCACAACTATACAGTGTCTACTCATCTGTCTCATATCCCTTCAAGCACTTTACCATGACAACATATTTTTCAGAACTGGTATACATTATTAACCTTCCTCACTAATCAATTCGATATGATAATCCTCATCATATTCGCTCTTAAGATAATCCCTTATTCGCAACGCCACATCGAGATGAATGTATTTAGCTGCCTCATGGGTATGATGAGTATAGTTGTTATACATACTCTTAAAATATCCGTACTTCTCACTATACAGAACAATGCACACCATGCCTATCTCCTAATCTCCATATCACCCTCGTACAGGACGATGCCGCCATGCACGCGCCTCGTGTAGAGCTTACCAGGGTACACCTTGCCGAATTCGAAGTTGTCGATATCCACGTACCTGTGGCACTGGCTGGGCATGCCCGCCACATGCACCGTGGGCGTGTCGCTGCCCTCCTCGTACTCCATGTAGCACTTGGCTCGCAGGAACTTGGCCTGATAGAACGTGCTCTCGTGCTTCCACGCGCCCAAGCGCACGGCGTCCACATCGATGCAATCGGGTATCTCCGTGCCGATGAGGTGGACGGAATCGGTATCGGCGTATATGAACCTGCCGTACACGGATTGAGCCGTGGTGATGGTCTTGTACCTTGCCCACGCCGTGATGAACACGCCCGCTGGGAGGTACACGGGGTCGCGCTCCTCTGGCGGCAGGTCCACATAGCGCAGCACATCGTTGACTAGCATCGGCCTGCGCGAGTACACCGTGGTTCGCGTGGCGAACTTGCCGTACAGGGAGTTGAGCATGAGCTTGGCAATCTGGCGCATGCCCGAATTGCCCTCGATGGTGGCTTGGTTCTTGATGCCAATCCACTTGTCAACGTAGGACTTGAATAGGAACGTGGCGCTCCTGAACTGGTACCCTCCGTGCCAGCGCAGGTTGTAGATATGGTACTGCCGCGTGATGAGCTTCCAGTCCACGGAGGTGACCGTGAACGTGACGTCGCCGTCGCTGCGCTCAAGGTACTCGGTCTGCTTGAAGCGGAAGTTGCCCTTGAGCTGGATGCACGGGAGGTGGTCTTCACGGATACGGAACGAGCACGTCACCTGAGCCACCCACAGGTCGAATGCCTTAGAGGGCTTGGGCTTGCCCTCGAACCTCACGGGCCTGCCGTAAGGCAGGCGCTCGTTAGAGCAGCTCGCCATCACGGACGGGTACAGGCTGTTCACATCGAACACGATGCCCTCGCCCAGCTTGCGCCCCTGAAACTTCGGGTTGACGTACGTCCACCCTCCTCGGTACGCCTTGCGTATGAACTCGTCCTCCTCGGGTTCGATATACGAGAACCACTTTCTAAAGCCCTTGCGCCCTCCGCTCATGTCGCGGTAGTTCGTGAGCGCGTTGCTGCCCGCCGTCATCTTGTTGAGGCCCTCGTCCAAGAACTTGCCCATGACCATGGCGGCGATAAGCACATCGTTGTCGAGATAGGCAATCTCCTCATCGGTGAGCCGGTGTCCCACGGGGCGCGGTGCGGAGTAGTCGATACTGCCCTTGAGGATGGGCAGCTTATAGGCCTTAGCCATCTGGGCGATACTGAGCGGGACAATCTTGAGCGAGTCCATGATTCGCACGCTCAACGACTTGGTGAAATACAGGTCGATACAGTACACCTGATTTGCATCGCTGATTACGGTGGTGTAGGTTCGCGTGCCCGCCTTAGTCCTGTCATCGACCCACTCCCAGCCGTTGCGCTCAAGCCAGTCCATGATGAACGCGCCATCGAACGCGAGGTTGTGGAAATAGACGTTGCAGGGGCCGTTGTCATGGCACCACTCGATGAACCACTCGACCGAGGTACCGCGCTCGATATGGTCGGTATCTCCAATCTCGCACGTGGCAGCTGCCCAGACTCGGCAATCCTCCATATCGGTGGTGGTCTCGAAGTCCGCAGTATAGCTCTTGCGATTCAACGTGTCCTCCCACCATTCATCTCCACCGTCACCGAAGACGCTGACCTCCTCCCTGTCCATGAGGTCTGCCAGCGCGTTATAGATAGAGTCGATATCCTCTCCTGCCATCTCGGATAGGATATCTGGGTTGCCAATCATCCACATCGGTTCTGGGATGACCTGCCTTGCATCGCTAACCTTCATAGCCGACCTTTCTCGCCCTGTCCACAACGAACCTCACGGCCCTGTTGTGGCGCGTCTCGTATGGCGTGTTGACGTATGGGTTGTTCTCGCCGCCGCTCTCGCTGATGTAACTAGGGTCCAACTCGTCATATCCCAGCGCGAACATCTTGTTCAGGTAGGCCGACTCATTCTCTGCCATCCAGTCGAGCGCGTCCAGAAGCTCCTGATAACCTCCCATGTCCGCATGGTGGTTGCTTACCACCGTCCACGTGGTGCGGTAGACCTCGTACATGGCATCCACGGCTACCTGCTCGCGCTTGCGGGAGGCATCCTCCTGCTCCCACCTCTTGAGCGTGTCGGGGTCGATATCCGTATAGGTATCGTCAGGCTCGCCCTCGTCCTCAGGCATCAGGTCGTTATCAGAGGTGAGCGTACCGTACTTGGCTGGGGACACCTCATCCATATCGTAGGCATCGTCACCCTCGAAGAACTCCCGCCCGATATCCTCGAGCGTCTTCTGGCGCTGCCTGCGTATAGCCCGCATATCGAGCTTATACTGGCGCTCGGAATACTTGGTCGTGAGCCTGCCGAGCTCATCGGTCGTGATATCCAATGCGTCCCTGTTGACCGTCTTGAGGACACGGGTGAGCTCGCTGTACCTGCGATGCTTCCTGTCCGACTTATAGCCCACGATGCGCCTGAAGTCGTTCACGGAATGCACGCGCGACATGATACCCTCCACGGTGACACGGCTGGGCAGATAGCCCTTGAGGATTGACTGGCCCTCATCGTCAAGCTCGCGCTCCCTGCGGGTTATCGCCGCATTGAACGCACGCACAGCCGAGCGCAGGCGGTTGAGACGGGATGCAGTCCAGTTGAAGCCCGGCATCTCACATCACGACCCGAAGCCTCAACTGCTCTAGGCAACGGAACTCCTCGCCGCGCTCGGATACCACGTAGAAGCCGCGCGACTCGACTTGGGCATAGAGCTGGAAGATGGCTGCAAGCGAGGCATCGAGGTGGAAATGGAAACGGCGCGACAGCGAGTCCGTGAGCCAGTTCTGGCGTATACGGGCCTTCTCGAAGAACTTACGGCGATGGGTCTCGGACGAGAAGTAGAAGCGGTACCCGTCCACCTCCTCGTAGAACGGGCTATCCTCGATGGCATAGCAGACGCCGTTGCGTGTGATATCCGCCATTATAGGCACCCCCCAATATATACAACCGTTAGCAATCCATACAGGAACACCATTAGAAATACAAAGCAGAATGCGAGAAAAAGACGATTCAGCGTTACAGAATAGATGAATGCAAAAACAAATGAGAGTATTACACAAATAACAGTAATAACAATTGAGAAAATCAAGTCCTTCACAACATTAACCTCCTGAAAATGAGGGGCGCAGTGCGCCCCTCGGGATGGGCATCTAGTCGAACGGGACGGGGTTATCCTCGATGAACTCCACCGACATGTAATCACGCCCGCGCTTGGACGTGCGCTTGGTGAACTTCATGGACACACCCGCGAGGATGTTAAGGGCCTGCTCCTTGGAACCCATGTCCTTCTCAATGGTCTTGATATCATCGGTCACGATGGAGTTGCCGAACATGAAGTTCTCGGGATACTCCTCGAACAGCATGACCGCGAACGGCGCGTCATCGCCCTTGATGAAACCGTAGTCCTTGAGATGGAGACCCTTGTTAACAGGAATGTCCACCTTGGTACGTCCGTCCATGAACGGAATGCCCTCGCCCTTGTTGAACTTGTCGAAATAGCCCATTACTACCTCCTTGACCGTGTGGCGAACCCGTTTAGGTTACTTGATTGACCACGTGGGACATACTGAGATGGAGCGACAGAGAACAGTATATCCCACGTGGCCAATCCGAAGATTGGGCACGTTGGCGCTAGTCATCTAGCGGAAGCTCCTCACGGGAGTCGGCAATCTCAAGCAGCTTCTCGGTGGAGAACTTGTAGACGACCTTGGCGACCTTCTTGGAATAGACCTCGGCACCGCGCTTGCACTCCACGCCCTTATCCGTGATAAACTTACGGATATCGGTCTTGGTGAGCGAAGTGGCCTCAATCTCGCCTACAGGTGTCTGCACGAGATCGTAGCGACCGTCCTCGGCCTTCTCAAGGGACTGGGTGCCGACCACGAACTTGTAAAAAGTGATTTGGCGTGCCATTTTGAATCCTTTCGTTGAAAGTGGCAGAATTAGAACATGTTTATTATGGCAGAATGGTAAGGCTACGCAACTGCGAATCTGAAAATATAAGAAGTTTCACAAAGTCTTCACACACTATTCCTCGTAATAGATATCTTATAACGGAATAGGAGACTCAAATGTGCCCTTCTCAATCAGACAATCATGGGCATACTTCCTAAAACATGGAATATAATCCTCAAGAAACTTGAGAACTCCTAACATATTAGTCACAAAACCATAAGTGAACGACACAGACATGGCTTCCAACATTGCCCGCTTAGGCTTATCATCCTCAAGATGATAGTGTTTGGCCTTCACGGACTCAATATGAACAAAATAATGGGGCCATGAGCAACTACTATAATCCGAAACCTGTATCGTATACAACTGTTCAGCCATAATGGTGTCCTTTCAAAATCGACAATATGGCCATGGCTGCCGACTCATAAGAGTCGGCAGACTGGGCATATTATAAATCCCAACTACATACGTTAGCAACTACCTTATAATCATTATCCTTATCGTAAATTAACAACTGCGAAGCCTCATTATTTTCAACGATATCGATAGCATTAGCCAAAGCCCTATAGGCATGAGCTAAACTATCAGTTTTAACCACATTCAAGATATGAATACCAACCATTGCATCCACTGAATACCTCATATAAATACCTCCGTTAAACGTGTGCTTATCTGACACCACCTATAATACACTACTCTGTGCAGTAGTTGAACGTAAACACGTATGCACACATTATCTACACATTGTCCGCTTATTATCCTGGACTCACTTATGTGTAGAATAGTTAAAGATGGGAAACTGGTAGTTGAGTTTCAGGGGCCCCCTCCTG